CATCATCGCCTGGTACTTCATCTTTACCTGGCTCTTCTGGATCATCAATGTCTTTATCTGTACCAAAGTGTTCATGACCTTTTCCATCATGTGGTTCGTCAATCATACTTCTAAATTTTTCCATGTCGCCACGCATTGGTCCTGATGCTTCTGAATCACCTTCAACTTCACCAATACCTGCATTTTTCATCATGTCGATCAAGTCAGCAACATGTTCTTTGCCGCTTGCATTTAAACTTATGTTCATACTTACAGGGGCACCTGGATTTTCCGGATATCCCATTTCATTTACAACTGATTCGTTCAACTCTTGGGTTGATTCAATGTTGTCCATTTTTTGAATTAGATCTTTTAAATCCATTTTTAACTCCCTATTACGCTTTTAGCGTTTTCTTTTTGTTCTACGTCTTTTACTATTTCGCCAGTTTGTGCTGACTCTGTAGGATCCATGTCACGCTCTTTACGTGCAACTTCAAGTTCTTTAAGTAAGTCCATTACTCTATTACCTGCAACTTCATTTTGAGCAGATGGGCCGCCCATATCTTCTTGTGTTAAGATTGGCTCATATTCGCCTTCTGGTTTAGGTTGTTGGTATTCTTCTTGTGGCTCGTTTGGATTGCGAACAATAAAATGACCTTGGTCTATGCCACAACACTTTGCTAAGTATTCTTGCAATACTTGTACTGTTGTTGGATAGTTTAATTCAACTTCAAAATATGTTACTTCTGTATTTTGTAGTTGCGGAAAATCTAATGGTCTTTCTTGAATTGGAGTTTTCTTGCCTGCTGACATATTTACAACATCATATTTCTTTAATGCTGTTTCCATAGAGTCTACAAAGCCTTCGGGTAATGTACCTGCTACTCCTATTTTAAAAGGATATGTTTTTTTTGATTCTGTTAAAAATTCTGTAAAAGATTTCATCATAGTATTTCCTATCTTATATATTATTTATCCTTATCAATGCCTTTTAGGCGTTCTAGTAGGCTGTTCCTATCAGTTACAACAAAGCCTTCACCATTAACTACATCGCCTGTATCTAAGGTATCTTTATCTTGTTTTTCTTTTTTAAGTTGTAATTCAACCATTTTCAACTTATTATTAAGTTTTGCTACTTTAGCATCTAATCCTGTCTTAAGCATTCCGCCTGCTACTTCAAATACACGACCACTATAGCGTGATTCAACATTCATGCCAAGATCCATTAAGTCCTCATATGCTGTTAATGCACGATCTGCAATATCATTTAATTCAGTATCTGCTTTTTCACCTAAGCCTTTTACGGCAGGCAATGCACTAGCAATTTTATCAAACTCTGCTATATCACGGAATGTTTCTTGTTGTTCAACAACCGCTGTCTTTGCCTTTTGCTTTTTTGCATCATCAATAATTTCTTTTGAATCTGGCAAATTTAATAAGTCTTCTAATTTTTTAGTCATTGGATCTTTCCATTATATGCTACTATTATTTATCGTCTTTTGCCACTGTGGAAAATATCCTTTTCAGAGATTATTCTAAAACGTATACCTTTACCTTTACACCACTTACTAGCAGCTTCCCATTTTGCTTGATTAACTATCCAAGCAGCTTGGTTATGACGACTACGACCTAATTTTTCAAATACAGTTTGATTTTCGGGTTTAACTTCTATTAGTTCAACTTGTTGTCCACCTTTTCTACCAGTATACACTATAAAAAAGTCTGGAACATATATTGTGTGTTTACCTGTTAGTGGATTTCTATAAGGAATTTTAATGGCTTCACTAGCCCATTTTTCAACACTTGAATGCTCATCGCAGAATTTCATAAAAGCAAATTCCCAACTACTTCTATAAGTAGGAGTTTTGTTTCCTACATACTTCTCTGGATATTTTGGAGTAAACTTGCCTTGTGCAAAACGGCCCATAATGTTACTCTACAATGTTTCTTCGTTCTAACTTTTCCGAAACTGACGTTGATCTGAAACCAAGTGTACTTACTTTGTTTCGGTCATAGTTTAATATTTCAGCAACTATTTCGCTTAATTGAATTTTTGTTAACCCTTTAAGTGTGTCAATTATTTCAAATACATTAACATTATCAATTTTAGCTTGTTGTAATATAACTGTTGCTGTACTTCTAGCCGCTAGTTTTTCAAAACCTTTATTTTCAAAAAACCCAATAACAGCATCGACTTGATTGCTAGGATATGATATTGCTTCTGTAAAATATTGGTCAAAGAACTTTTTAGTTCCGTCTGCAGAGTCATTTGATTGTACTGGTATGTTACTAGACATTAGATATTATTCCTTGTGATTCTCTATAAGAAGATACTATTTTATTACTAACAGAAAGAACCTTAGGATCTCCCTCAGCAATTTTTTCGTCAACTTCTTCTTTGATTGCATTTTTCTCTTGAACTGTTAATGTTTCGTAAACACTTAGTCCAACTGCATTACCCACTGAAAGCCCTGCTACTGTTGATGCTACTACTCCGGTAGCAACTAATTGTTTTGCTACAGCATCTTTTAAGATTGGTGTGTCCTCTAATTCATTTTGTATTTCTACATTAGATAACTGTTTATTTTCTTTAGATGTTACTAACGGTATTGCTTCTGTAGCGTTATTCTGTCCTGTTCCACCACTCTTTGGAAAACTAGAATTTGCTAATCCGCTTACATTTGCTCCAGTTGCCGCTGTTAATGATTTACCTAATACACTGTATCCTTCGTTACGTACACCTTCTTTAGTTAATTTTTTAGCATTTTTAATTGTATTTGTTGCTTTGATTAATGTTCCTAATCCAACATTACCGCTACTAAGATCACTAAACACACTTGCGCCACCTGCTAATACTCCGCCTGCGCCAAGTAGACTAGCAGCTCCGCCGCCTGCAATACTAATTGGACTTGGAGATGTATCATAATGTTCTGTACCAAATCCTACAGGAGCATTACCTTCTTCAACAGCACCTGTACTATAGAATACTGATTCATATAATATTTGCATTGTATTTTGTGAAGTTTCGCCACCTGCGGACTGATCCATTGTATCATGTTGGAAACTACTAATAATAGGATTAACTAATGTATATGTTACATATTGATGTCTAGCCATTTGGCTTATTTGAATACTATTAAAGAACGGTGCATACGAATTATTATCAAATCCGTATCTAAATGCATTTAGTGCTTTGCCTTCATATGTGTTATGTGGCATAAACCCTGTTGATGTTTGATTAGGTTTACCTGCAGCATCTAAACTTCCTAAGTTGCCGTCTACAAAATAATATCTATAATACGATTCCCAAAGGTATGTTGTAAGACCCATATTGTCATCGTGAAATGTAATGTTAATAGGATCATAGTCTAATCTAACTTGTAAATTTTTCTTACGATTGTATTTGTTTTTAGTTTCTGTTGTAACATTATACTTTGGTAAGTCTGCTGTTTTGACTAGCATGTTAACTTCTAAGCCATGCTTTTTATCAAAGTTAGGACGAACCTTTTTAATTACTTCTTCATTTAAATTAAATGAAACATGATACAGAAACTTAGTTTTAGGTGCTAACCTAAAGTTATCATCTGTGTATAGTCGAGAAGCATGACGGTAGTCCGCCATGTCACCTTTAGGGTTTAAAGCCCCACTTACTAAATTATCTAGAAATCCGCCAAACTTGCTCATACTAATATTTATCCAAGTGAATTATATGCGTAGATAAAAAAAAGGGACCTATAAAAGATCCCTTCTTCAAAGATTTTAATTACAATTACTCTTAGCTTACGCCAGTTGTAGATGCAATAGCTGCAACTGATCTGCCAATAGCAGTACCAACACCGCCTCCGCTAGCGCCTTGAGTCTGTATAGCGTTATCGTATTTGATAGCTAGTGAAACTGTAACTGGCTCATTAGCACTGTATGCTAATGTGTTATAGTTTGCACTTTCTAAATAACAACCGTATACTTCAAAAGTTTCTAACACAGTCGGTTCAAAGTTACCGTTACCACCGTCTAGTACTTCGATCCTAGTTACGAACTTATAATCAATTCCGCTTGCAGCACTTGATTGCTCCATAAAGTCGAATTGCTTCTGTAGTTGTTCGCCGACTAATTTTTGAACAGCACCTGTTGCATCGTCTCTTAAGTTCAATGTAATAGCTTCCCAAGTATGTTTACCTGCTAGGTATACTCTTGAGTTGTAAACGTCAATCGTCATAGTTTCGAAGCTAACGTTTGGTCTAGTAACATCAACAACTTGTTTTGTTAACTCTGTAACTTCCCCTGCACTTACACCAAAGTTCTCCAAGCTCACTCTAAAGCGATATTGAAGTTTTGGCATTAACAGTCCTTGGTTGGAAGAACTGTTATCACTTGCTAGTGGAACTGTAATTTTTGATAGTGATGAAATAGCCATTTAATTTGCTCCTGTTATAATATTATTTATCATTTTTACAAGCCTGCTATCTCACCAGTATTTTTCAATCTCAGTGGAATGTATATAAACTCAACTGCTTTAACTGGTTCAATCGCTATATCTAAATAAAGCTCGTTTCTGTCAATTCTGCTAGGTGTATTGTTACTTTCGTCACATACAACTAAGAAGTCATAAAGTCCTCTTGAACCAACTAGCTCTAAACATAAACTTTCAGCTGCTTGTTTGACTTGATCACGTGTGATCTTATCATTTGGCTCAAAGATATATGGTTTAGCAAGTTTGTTAAGTTGACTACGTAAGAATATTACAAGTCTAGCAACGTTAATTCTATCTAAAGAACTTGCACCTCTTGCACGAGTCTTTTGACCAAAGTTAACAAGACCTGCACCTGTAATAAACGTAATTGGGTTAATACTTAAACTATAAAGTGTATCACGTTGTCCTTCGTTCAACGCTACACTTACAAATTCGCCTTCTGCATCAATGTATCCTGTTGCTGAAGCGTTAGTAATACCACCACGTCTTGTACCTGCTGGTGCAAACCAAGGATAACTAACTTGGTCACTTAATGCAAGTGTTCTTAGCATCATATGACTTGGTGGAACAACTACGTTGTTACCTGCGTTATCGCTTGAGAAGCCCCATGGATAAAATACACCTAAGTATTCATCTCTGCTTACTAGTCCTGCATCATTATCTTCAACAGCAAGGTTAACATTTGAACCCCATTCGTTTAAAGATGTTGCGTCGGATTTTAGTTTAGCTGGTGAATCACCAACAATAAATGCTGTTAAGCCTCTATCATTGTTTAGTGAAATCATTTCTCCAATTAGTTCTGGATATCCTGGAGTTGCCATTAAGTTAAACACTCTTGACTCATCATCTCTAATTTCGTCATTACTGTTAACCATTGCTTGCATTGCTTGTACAACAACTTTACGTTGTGCTTTAGCACCAAAGCTACCTGAACCGTCATCTTGGTTAGCTGATTCAGTTACCCAACGGTGTGTGTAGTAAGAACTCATTGACTCATCACCAAAACGTCCATTGTCTAATGATGTATCAACATAGTTTCTAACAAATTTCTTAACATTAAATCCTGAACGTCTTGTGTTCCATAATAGCATTCCTTTTGGATAAAGTGCTGGGTCTGGAGCATCTGCGTCTAAGAAGTTGCTTGATAATAGGTCTTTAATCTCACCTGCTGCTGCACTGTTTGATCCTGCTGTGTTATAACGAGCGTCACCAAATAGTACACCGTCTTCAGTAGTTTGATCGCCTTTATCTAGTAATACCCACTTTAATGTAGAACCGTTATATTTGTAAATTAACGGATAGTTTTCTAAGTCTGCTGTGCTGACCCAAATGTCTCCATTTTTAAGTGCTGTACCGTCTGACTGTAATGTTGGCTCAGAAGCTGAAACTTGCGGTCCATTTGGATCAGTCTTGTCACCATCAGTAGCCGCATAAAACGGACTTGTTGAATCTAAGTAACCTACCCAAGTAGTACCATTGTGAATCATAAGGTCAACTTCGTCTACAATTGAATTGTACCAAAGTGTGCCATCTGCTGTTAATGCTGTTGGAGCATCTTCGCCTGCTGTATATGCTAATACTTTCCAGTTTGAAGCAACAAAATCATTTACTGTGTCGCCTGCTGGAGCAGCATATAAATTAGGTGTTCCTGAATTTGCATCTACATAAGCTGAATATCCAATAAGTGCTAATGCACCTCCTGTATCAGTAATACGGAAGTCTCCACCTAATGTGTGTTTAATTGAAACTTTGTTAGCAGTGTCAACAGTTGCAACAATGTTAGTAAATCCTGCACTGTTAATAGCACCTGCTAATACATCTGCGTCACTTGTAGCACCTGTTGCTGTAAATGATACAGTTTTTGCTGACTGTAATGCACCGTTATTTGCTAAAGTTTCTTGAATATCAAAAGCATAACTCTGTGCTGAAAGTTGAGCTGCTACAGCTGAACTTGTTATAACAGTTGCACCTGATGCTGCTCTTTCAAATATTTTAAAAGTTGCTAAGTTAACTGATTCTTCAGCTACGTTAGTTTGTACATACAATGAACCTGCTGCTAAGTTAGCACCGCCACCGCTTTTGTCTAGTGCGTATAATGCTGATTGGTTATTAGCATAAATTGGAGCACCAACTTGTGTCCATGTGCCAGTTCCAGTAGCATACTGTTTAACTCTAATACGAGCACCTAAATTAGGTTCAGTAGTTTTAAACCAAATACTTCCTGATGGTCTTGGAGTTGTATCAGTTGACTTATACTCTGGTACGCTTGTATGTGGAGCAGTTGTTAATGCTGGAATTGCATAAGTTCCTGCTGGAATCTTAACATCGTCTGCAAGTCCTGTTCCTTCTGCAATAATAATAGTTGCTGTTGAAGCACCTGTATTATAAAGCTCTAATTGGCTATCTACTACTGCCGCTGTAACGCCTGCAATTGATAAACCGTTAATATCGTTTACTACATCTGTTAACGCTGTTCCGCTTGATGTAACAGTAACACTGTTAATTGTCATTGTTACGCCTGAAGCAACACTAGCAACAGCTGAAGAACTTTTTACTGTAGCGTGACTGCCTTTCCAAGCTGCACTTCCAACTTGTACCCATGCACCGCTTGAATTTTTGTAAAACAACTTATTTACTGTTGTAGTTGCAACAACTACATAATCACCAATTTGGCCAACTGATGTTTTTGGATTTCCAGTTGCACTATTGCCAACTAGTTTAGTTACATCAGTGATAACAGTTGGAACTTTATTACTAAAAGTTTGTCCGCCTGTTGTAGTAGCTGAATTTGAATTCCATTCAAATATACCAAAAGTTGAAGTTTGTGTATCAAACCAACTTGTTCCGTCTGCTGGTGCAGCCGCTGGTGCTGTTGCTGATGCTTTTAATTCATTAAGGTCGATGTCTGCACGAACAACATATGCTCTGTTGCTAACACCAAGCATTGAATAAGCTTCTTGTAATCCGTACTCGTTAAGA